CGGACGGTATTTCCGCCATGCCGATTGAAGATGAGGACATCAAAAAGATTCGCAAGGATATGAAAAAGCGAAATGAAGGTGAAGTCATTATAACGGATAAAAATTTGAAGTTTGACCCAATGACATTCCCAGTAAAGGATTTGATGTTGTTTGAAGAAATGAACGCAGACAAATTAGCAATTATTGACGCGTTTGGATTAAATCAACACATGTTCGGACAAGGTGAAGGCGGCAAAGGGTCTACATTCTCCAACGTTGAAATGGGTGAACGTCAAGCGTACAACTCAACAATCATTCCAGCAACTGAAATCATTTATGATGAAATCACAAAGCAAATTGGACTTGATAAGCAAGGAATGTATTTAGTTCCTGATTTCAAACATATTTCGGTTCTTAAATCTGACGAAACAAAATCGGCTGAATCATTCTTGAAACGCGCGACGGCGGTTGAGAAAATAACTACAATTTTACCTTCATTATCCGAGGATGAGAAACGTAAGTTATTAGGAATCTAATTTCGGTAGCATCGATTGAACAAATAGCGCGAATCCGGTAACGGCATCCGGCGCATCATCATTCTTGTTTTTACCTTCTTTTTGATAGTTCTTCAAGTTGTGAATGAATTGACCGTATTCACCAATTTGCCCTTCTAGGAATCTAAAACGTCTTAGTGCATAACTTGAATTCATTATAATTCTTGTCTCTTTATTTTGGTTATTGGTGACCGGAAGCAATTTCGTCTTTGTTTGTGATCGAAGCATCTTAATGAATATTGCGCCCATTCCATTGGTTTCAACGCGTGAATAGCTTACATTGTTGTCATTCAGCACCATCGCACAACGCGGGATTGTTACGTCAACATTTGCTTTTGTGAACACTACATCGGTTATGAACACGTCTTTATTAACAACATGACCGACTACCATACACAAGAAATCCCCTCCCTCGTCAGCAACGTCAATATAAGCGAATGCGCCTTCGCTATGTTTTTTAACCGCGTCAATGTCTTTAAAGTAGCGTAAATCTTCAAACAAACGACCTTTAATATCAACGGGTGTTTGCATGTATTCGGCTTGCCAAATTTCTTCACGCGTCTTTTCCTTTTTCAACAAATACTCCTTTGTTGTCATTACGCTTTCACAAAATGAGCGCAATTCTCCATCAATTTCGATAAGTGCCGGAACAATGATTTGTTTGTCGTAATATCCATTTTCGGCATTCTTTCCAATAATATCGTCGCGCGTCCAACGTGTACCAATATCAATCTCGGCACATCCACTTTCTTTACGTGAATCATGCGTTGCCTCTTTCCATGAATGCGTTTTCTCGCGTATAGTTTCCGACATCGCATCCTCCATTGAACGAAAAAGGTCATCGGTTATCGCGAGCTTTGACGCACCGAACCCTATAATCGTACCGCCAACCCCTTGACCGAAATAACCTACTTGTTTGGATTGATTTGTGTTCCATCCGCTTACACTGGCTTTATCTTTTGACAATGTAACGTGTGGAAATACCTTTGCAAACTTTTCGCTCTTTACAACGTCACGTGCATCGTATGAAAGTTTTTCGGCTAATCGAGCCGAACAAGTATTTCGCATTACGCTTTCCTCGGGGTATTTACCAAGAATCCAAGCGCAAAAAAGCGTTGTTATGTACGATTTTCCTGCGCGTGGTGGTAATGATACCGAAAGCGTTTTGATGTCACCATCGGCAACTTCTTGGAACGCTTGCGCTATTTCCTTCAAGAATGGGCGCGCCTTGAAAAAGTCGTAATTGTAGTAATAGCAAAAAAGTACGAAATTGTCCTTTGCTCCAAGCCTTAATATTTCCTCGATTTCATTATAACTTGTCTGCAATTTGCTTGATTATTTCGGTAGGTATGTGTTGAGCAACCGGGTTTAATTTTTCGTGATCGCTAGTGATGTCAATTTTATCACCGTACTTTTTCGGTTGCATTTTAGAAAGCATCCATTTGCGTGTATCGATTTGCAATTTATTACGGTGAATTACGTTATGGTCAACGCGTTTGTTTCCGTCAGCATCAATGTAAACGTCTTCGCCTTGTTTGTCGGCAAGTTCCTTTATTTCATCAAAAATCAGGTCTGCACGTTTAGAACATGCACGCGCGTATTGTTTCGCATTTAATTCGTCAGAATCCAACCATTTTTCAAACAAATCGGGGTGTACTCCTAGCCTTTCTCTCGCCTTTCTTTCGCTAAGTCCTTCATACTCAATCAATTGCAATACTTTGAAAAAGTTTTCGGGTGTGTTCTTAACGGCTTTCGGACCTCGTTTTTTCGGAGGTGTTTTCGTGGGTGTTTTTGATGTCGTTTTCTTCCTTTCCATGTCTTGAATGTTTAGTCAAATTTACAAAATATTCGTGCATAAAAAAGGAGTTGCCATGTCAAACAACTCCTTTCCTAACCAATCAAACAAAAAACGAATCGATGTAAATCTACAAATTAAATTTATGTGAATCGATATATTTATAATAACGTGATACTTTATCTTTTTGCTCACGAACAATTTTGAATGTTAAAATACGACCCCCAAGTGGCTTTGGTGGCGCTCCACGTTCAACGTGCCAACCTCCTGCGCCAACTCCGTATTCTTCTTTGTATGTTCCGGTAATCATTAAGTGTAATTGCTTTTGTTGAACTCTATACCCGATTAATGGGTGAAAATCTAAACTTTCCCTAACGTCGTTTCTTGACGAATTTTCATGAATGTGTCCCATTGTGAATACGTCGAAATCTTCTGCTATTTCCAAGGCGCGTGTTAAATTGATTGCTCCTTTTGTTACGACTCCTCCACCGCCTGAACCATGAAAGTATTTTATTTTGCAAGTTGCTCCGCCACCGCTTCCGCCTTTAGTATTTTTGTCATCTAGTGAAATAACGAACCAACCGCCGTAGCCACCAACTTGAACGTTTGTGTTGTTCGTATAATTTAGCAAGTCAATGAAGCGCCTTAAAATGTCGGTTTCTTGCCATTTGATGATTGCCGTTTCATGATTCCCATACCCAATTACGGTGATTAAATGTGCGTAAGGTGAAAACCATTCAACGGCTGTTTCAACAATTGAATCCAAGTATCTAGCGTTATTATGTTCTGGACGAATGTCATCTTTTGACGATCTACGATCACCGCGACCTTGCATCAAACAAAACGTATCGCCATTTAACATAATTGGTATTGAATTTTTCAAACAATAATCCATGTGTCTTTTGAGTAAATCCCAATCGCATTTTGGATTGTCCCAATGTAAATCAGACAAAATTGCTAATTTGAAATCTCTACCTTTTGCCTTTAGTTGGTGAACGTTTTTGCCGTGTTTGATTAATTCCATGCGTAAATTTTTCATAAATGTAAAGAAAAAGCCAACCTAAGTGGTTGGCTTTGCGTTATTTCTTTTTGAATAATCTAAACGTTCTTACGATAAATCTCGCTTTTCTTTGTTCGGGATGCGCTCCAATTATTTCAAGAAGTTTCGTGTACATAGGTAAGCGTGAAAGTGCGCGATTGAACGCTCTATCTCTTAAAGCTCCATCAACAATAATACGCCCGATTTGTTCGTATTGCTTGTTTGTTAATGAATTTTGGATTGTCTTTTTGCGTGTAAAAAACGCTTTGATTCTAGAAAACATAAGTCAAAAATTTATAAATAATAATGAATATCAATAGCATCAAAACGCGGTAAAGCCCGAGTAATGCTATCCAATGCTTATCGTGATTCTTTGCTAAGTCCTGGTGCCATTCGTTTTTGATGAACGGAAATATGTACATCCAAATTCTATCGGCAAAAAACAAATATGCCCATGCAGGAAACAAGATAATGAATGCGGTTATTTTAGCTGCTGTTTTCATCTCTTACGGTTATATTCGTTCACAATTAAAGCACACCAAAACGTTACGAAAATACCAAGCAATCCAACAATTGGAAGTCTAAATACTTGCGATGTTCTCCATGATCGTGTTGCAACTTTGTTGATTAGATTTTGACCGATGGCATAGGAATACATCCCTATGAGCCACCAAAAAAATAGTATTGTCATATCAAAAATTTATCAATTAATACTCCTAGCGCAATTACAATAACTAGCGCTCCAGAAACTCCAATACCTAGCATTGACGCTTCGTAATTTTCTTTTCGTTTGTAGCTCATTTCCTTTTTCGTTTATTTCGATTAAACTTCTCCATGAACTCAATCATGTTGCCCATTGTTCGGCTCGATATGCTCCCATTTCCATTGATGAAGTCATTTATTTTCACACTGTTATTGTAGCCGAATGAATGACAAATCATGTGCGGAGTCATGCCTGGATTCGCTAAGCAAAAAGCAATGACTTTGTTCACGAATTTAGTTTCGAATTTAGTTTGTAGGCTCATCTTGTACAGTTTGAAAATAGTCCAAAATTTTGGTTTCTACGATTGATTTTACTTCTGGCAATGTCGTGTAGTTAATTTCATCGTTGAACAATGCGACACGAGTTTTTGCGCCTTCAATTATATTATCAGCCACAAGTAACTTCATTTTGATTTCTCGGTCATCTACATCGGTGTAGGTTTGTTTCACAATAAAGAACTTTTCGCCTGCACCTATGAACTCATCACAATCGAAACGATCCATTTTCATGATGATAAATTCACCTCGAATTACGCTAGCCAAATGCTCGTAAACTTGTGCTTCGCAATCGGTGTAGCTTTCAGCATCGAACAAATACAATTCGCTTACTCGTTTGAATGTTCCGTTGTCAAGTTGTTTTGTGTACTTTACTTTTACTAAAAATCGTTGTTTCATTCTAAAAATTATTAAGGTTTAATACTTGGTTTTTTGTGGCAATTGTTACCGGTATGCCGAACCGCTCTTGTGTTATTCTTTTGAACTCTCGTTCATTTGATACGCCATCACTAAGGTGAAGTAAAACAATGTTTTTGCACTCGCTTAAATCCATTTTTTCAAGCGTTAAAATAGCCGTTTGAATGCTCATGTGCGACTTTAAACGGCGTTTATTGATGAAGCTATCCGACTTGCTTTTGACGATGTCCTCACAATAATTGGCTTCGATCATTACACACGTGAATTTCCATGAACTTAGATTCCAAATCAACTTGTAACTATCAGTCAAGAAAAAAACTTTTTCGGCTCCTGCTTCAATGATAAATCCAAGCGTGTCGATGTCATGCGAAGCATCAAACGAACTTACTTTGAATTCATTGATTTGCTTTTGTTGACCGTTCTTTAATGTTCCGTATCTCAATTCGCTTGGCGTTTTCATTTTGTCAAACGTTGCACTGGAAGCGAATAATGGAATACCTAATTGTGAAACTTGGTGCATTGACTTTGAATGATCCAAATGGGCGTGCGACACAATTGCGCCTTTAATCTTGAACACATCAAAATCAATCGCCTGTTTTACTTCGTCTACCTTGACCCCGCACTCGATTAAGAGCGCGGAGTTTTCGGTTTCTAGAATGTAGGAATTTCCGACACTACCGGATGAAATGATTTTCAACT